CTATGGTTTGCGGCAAGATGCACAACAGCAGTTAGTCATTCCCATGAAAGATGAGACTGGTGCCTTGATAGGTTTGCAATATATCAACGGTGATGGCAACAAAAGATTTTTGAAGGGCACCAAAAAGAGTGGGAGTTTTTTTATCCTTGGTCGAGAGATCATGGAGACCGCGCGCAGTTTGTATTATGCCGAAGGCTATGCAACTGCGGCATCGATCCATGCCGATCGAGCGCAGCCAGTAGTGGTGGCTTTTGATGCCTACAATCTGATTAAGGTGGCGGCAGTGATGTATAAGTTCATGCCCAACCATGAGCATATTTTTATTGCAGACAATGATGATAGTAATACTGGTGAGCAAGAAGCCAAGAAAGCAGCGGCCCATGTGCAAAAGTTAGGGGGCAAGGCCAGTGTGCACATGCCGGAGTCCAAGGGTGACTACAACGACCATAAGAATGAGTTGGCAGTCAAAGAAGTGCATGGGGAAGTAGTGCTTAAGGAACTTGATGTGCCTGTGGAGATTGACTTCAATCGCAATGCTAGTGGTAGATTTTTAAACACCAAAGATAATATCGATGGAGTCTTGAAAACCCACAACATAAGTGTGGTCTACAATGTGATAAAAAAGAAAATGCAGATAAATGTACCGGACATGACTTTTATTCCGGACATGCAAGAGGAGGCATCATTGATAGAGATTGAGCATCGGTGCATCGATATGGGCATACCCCATAGCAAGGTGCGCGATTATTTAAAGGTGCTAGCAACAGCCTACAATCCAGTGCAAGAATGGATCGATTCAGTGCCATGGGATGGGGTCGATCGCTTGCCTGATTTTCTGTCCTCGTTGGTCACTGAGGAGTCCGAGGTGTTGCGCGATATGTTGTTACGGAAGTGGTTAATCTCTTGTGTAGCGGCTGCTTATGAACCCGAGGGAGTCGGTCTTGAGGGCATCTTAGTGTTGCAAGGTGCACAAGGTTTGGGTAAAACTCTTTGGTTTAAGCGCTTGTGTGATTACAACAAAGGTTGGTTGCTCGAGGGTGCTACCCTCAATCCCAGTGATAAAGACTCAGTCAAGCGCGCAGTATCGCACTGGATCGTAGAACTTGGAGAGATTGAGTCTACCTTCAAGAAATCAGACATCGACCAACTGAAAGCATTTGTGACTGCAAAAACCGATGAATTACGCTTGCCCTACGATCGAGCATTTACTACTTATCAACGGCGCACAGCATTTTATGCCAGTGTCAATGCTCGAGAGTTTTTGACCGACACCAGTGGGAATCGAAGATTTTGGGTGTTAGCAGTCAAAGATATAAATGTAAATCATGGGGTCAACATGCAACAACTATGGGCACAGGTGAAGGACACTTTGTATGTGCCAGGTCAGAAGAACTGGTTCTTATCGCCTGATGAAAGAGCTATGTTACAAGACAGTAATGAGCAGTATCGCACACAATCTAGTGTGGAGGACCTGTTGCTCGAGCATGTCAATTTTGGTAGTGAGGACACTCGGCCGGTGCAAATGACAGCACTCTTGCGAGATTTGGGGATTAGTAATCCAAGAGTGCCGGATTTCAAAGAAGCCAGCCGAGTGCTCCACGAACATGGCATGCAACCAAGAAGAAGTAATGGTAAAAAGATATATGACTTGGATTACACTAAAGTGATCGAAGAAGGTGGGAGTTTCAGTGATTAGTGACCTGTTGGGAGTGTTCGGTACTATTTTAGGTACACTGATGGGAGTGGTCGGTATATCGATCATTGGGTTGCTAATATTTATGTTTATTGATGATGATTAGCACTTTTATACACAAGTTTGTAAGTGTAGGGTACAGGGTAGGGTACACTTATTTTGGTTGTGCCCTTGCTAGATGCGTTGGTATCACTGGGTTATTAGTTAATAAGGGTATAGTGTATATACATTTATATATATATATATTATTTATAGCAGTAATGGGTAGTATATATACCAATATAAGTATTAGGAAAGCATGCCCTCTACACTCTACCCTTTATGGTTTATGAGTAAGGGATCAAAGATACGACCGCACAACAAATCGGTTTATAATCGAGAGTGGGAGCGTATATTTAACAAAGATAAGAATAATGCCAAGACCAAAGAAAAAGAAAAAAATAACTGATGCCCCCTTGCATTTTGACAAGGATGCAGAACATAGTCTGACAGAAATGCAAAGCAGCTTTGTGTGGCACTACACCGAAGGTGCTTGTGGGATGACTGAAGCTGCGAGAAAAGCGGGGTATGAGTTTCCAAGTCAAGCAGCTAACAAACTGCTCAATGGCAAAGACTTTCCCAATGTGGTGAAAGCAATCCGTATCAAACAAGATGAGTTAGCAGAACGCTATGCCATTACTCCACAAAAAACTGGCACAATGCTTTGGAAGATTATGGAGAGTGCATTTGAAAATGGACAGTATAATGCAGCTGTATCTGCGGTTAAAGAACTCAACCAACTTGCTGGTTTATCGATAAACAGATCACAGAATATCAACATCAATGCTAACCTTGAGAAGATGAGCAAGGAGCAAATCAAAGAGAGATTGAGTCAACTGTTAGGTGCTGACATTGACACTTACACACCGAAAGACAAGAGTTAAATTTAACTTTGTTTTCGAGGTCACTCGATCCCCACGCAAAAATATAGACAAAAATTTATTCTTGCCAAAAAACTACGATATATCAGTGACTTACACACACATTTTTAGTTTGCTTTATTTTGCAACTATATGCACTTGTGAGCACAACAGTTACACAGTATATTTTGGAGTCCCTAGGACCCCTTTTTTTACAGGCAAATTAGTTATTTAGACCCCCCACCCCCCAAGTCGGCCGCAAGCATATATAGTTATAGTTATAACTAAGTTACATACACTAAATTATGTAAAAAAAATATAGATTGCAATTTTTTATAAATTTTGGCAGACTGATACAATGCCTATCAACAGCAGAAACAAAGGGGCACAATTCGAAAGAGATATAGCCAGGATTCTAAACGGATTTTTTGCCGACAATAATATCGATTTCCAAACCAAACGCAATCTCAATCAATATCAAGAAAAGGCACTATGCGATCTTGACATACCTTTTCATGCAGTGGAATGTAAATTTTACAAAGAAGGAGAGTGGTTAAAACCATCTTGGTGGGATCAAGTTTGTAGTGCCAGCAATGGTAGGATTCCTATACTCATATATAAGTTCAACCGCAGACCGATTCGAGTGTGTGCACCTCTATATGCTATGAACCTTGATTGGCCTCGAGACAATGAAAAAATTTGTGTTATGTCAATCAATGATTGGTTAGCTGTGCTTGAGAAAAACTGGCAAACCTATAACCACCACTTTGCTAACTAATGGATTATCAATTTAACAAATTTTATTACAAACCACTGCCCAGTGTTTTGACTATAGGACCCAGCAAAATTGAAGGTTTGGGACTCTTTGCCACTGAAAATATACCCTCACAAGTCGATCTTGGCATGACCCACCTCAAGGTTCCGATCATCGAAGGGTATATTCGCACTCCTCTAGGCGGTTTTCTCAATCATACCGAGCAACCCAACTGTTGTTTGGTGGAATTATTAGACTGGGATGACTACCGCGTGTATCATTTGTACACTATTGCGAAAATTAAGGTCGGTGAGGAACTTAGTTTGAATTATCATGCCGATGAATAACCCTACCAACCCCCACCATGGGGTCACTGGACTCTCAGTTACACAAAATGAGGTCGATTTGTTCCTAGATTACCTAGTAGAAACCACCGGAGTGCCTGGCACTATCCATCAAGCAGCTAAAACCGCCGAAGATACCAATATTCGCGATGCTCAAGTGCGTTTTATCGACCCCAAAAGCACTAAATTGTACAAAATCCTTAACAAAATCGCGGTTTCTGCTAATAAATACTTCAATTACGATATTACAGGCATCGAAACTGCTCAGTTGATCCATTATGCGGCGCCTAGCAACGGTTACGGCTATCATATTGACATCGGCCCCGACAATGCTACGGCCCAGCGCAAGATTAGTATGACTTTGGCGCTCAATGAGGATTATGAAGGGGGCGAACTATGCTTTCGTACCAGCGATCAACCTAGTTGCACACGACCCCAAGTCGGTGAAGTGGTGCTGTTTAGTTCTTTTATCTCCCATCAAGTCAAACCTGTAACCAAAGGCAATCGATATGTGGTTGTGGCATGGTTTACTGG